CAGGAGGTATGCTCGCATAATGGCTACGTTTCCTTCAATAAAACCTACTTACGGACAACAAAAAAGATCCGCACCAAATACCAGAACAATTCGTTTTGCTGATGGGTTTGAACATAGGATATTATTTGGATTAGCAGAACATCAAAATCCAAAAGTTTATAATTTTACTTTTGAAGTCTCGGAAACGCAAGCAGATGAAATAGAAAACTTCCTTGATGCCCGTGCAAACGATAGTGATAGCTTTGATTTTACTGCTCCTGGAGAATCTACTGCACAGAAGTTTGTTTGCGAAGTATGGAATAAATCAATACCATATAATAATAGAGCTACAATACAAGCAACATTTAGAGAAGTATTTGAACCATGAGTACTGCTCCAATTATTACTGATCTACAAAAGATCAACCCTTCAGCAATAATTGAATTATTTAGTATTACAACTGATGCTGCATTACATGGATCAGCAGCTACTTATAGATTTCACGCTGGTACAAATAGAGTAGGAAATGGAGATATTATTTGGGCTGGTAATACTTATATAAAAATGCCAATACAGGCAGAAGGTTTTGCTTTTCAAAAAGGACAATTACCTAGACCTACTTTAACTATTAGTAATGCTCTTGGAACTATTACTGCCATTTTGCTGAATGTAAATTCTACAACTACAGGTAATGATTTAACAGGTGCAACAGTTACAAGAATTAGAACTTTAGCTAGATATTTAGATTCAATAAATTTTCCAGGAAATACTAATCCATTGGGAACACCAGATCCTACAGCAGAGTTTCCTCAAGAAATATATAAAATTGATAGAAAATCAACAGAAAACAGAGAAGTCGTGCAGTTTGAACTTGCAGCAGTTTTTGATCTTGCTGGTATTCGTGCTCCCAAAAGACAATGTACTAGAACAGAGTTTCCTTCAATTGGTACGTTTATAGCATGAATTGGAAAGAAGAAGCACTTGTTCATGCGAAAGACCAAGATCCTAAAGAGT